TATAATTTTAAAAATACCATGCTGGAAGTTGTAACTGAAAATTCAGTTAAAGATCCTGAATTATTAGTTGAGTGGAATGGTCCTAAAAAAGAATGGAATTTCTTTTTATCAGTCTCGGCTAAAAGCAGACTTACTGTAAAATTAGACAATGCAAAAGTTTTGTTTTTTATTATTTTAGAAAATGATTATGATTTTTTGATTAGGACTATTATTATTGATTCAAATGATTTGTTTTCAAAACAATGTGTTGGAGTTGCATTTGAAAGTGATTTTGAATTAAAGATAGATAAAATTAATATTGCAACAAAACTAATTTTTGAAAGTCAAAAATTAAGGATTATAAATGACAACAATTAAAGTTATAGAACAAGACATTATATTTCTCAGCTACAACGAACCAAATGCTGAAAAAAACTATGCAGATTTATTAACAAAAGTGCCTTGGGCTAAACGTGTACATGGAGTAAAAGGTTCGGATGCGGCACATAAAGCCTGCGCGGCATTAAGTGAAACAGAATACTTTACTACAGTAGATGGTGATAATATAATTGATCCAAAGTACTTAGAAGTTGAAATTGAAATAGATGGTAAACAATTTACTGACGAAAATGTGTTTAGTTGGGCAGGTAATGTTCATGTTAACGGACTAAAGTACGGTAATGGCGGACTTAAATTATGGACACGTAAATTTGTCAACGAAATGAAAACACATGAAAATAGTGATCCAGATGATGTGCAAGGTCGTGTTGAGTTTTGTTTTGATCAAAGATATTACCAGTTTAATGAGTGTTATAGTGAAAGTTTTACCAATGCAACTCCTGAGCAAGCATGGAGAGCAGGATTCAGAGAAGGTGTTAAAATGTGCCTAGTACAAGGTGCAAGAGTAAACAATATAAGTGAAATCTGGTGGCAAAATTATCATAGATTATTAATTTGGTGTAGTGTTGGCGCTGATGCCGAAAACGGTATTTGGTCAATATTAGGAGCTAGAGAAGGAGCTTATAAAACTCTTTTAACAGATTGGGATTATAGTAATGTTAGAGATTTTGATTGGTTAACTGAATTTTGGGCAACTACTCACGCACAGGCAGAACCCGAAGAAATAACAAAATACATAAACACTCTTGCAAAAGAATTAATGGCTAAATCAAAATTAGAAATTGCCAATTTAGATGGAGCAGGTAGCAAATTTTTTAAAACTGTTTATAGCCCTATGCCTCGTAGTGTCCGTAAAAAAGTATAATGTACGATATAATTTTTATCAGCTATAACGAAGTATATGCAGAAGAAAATTTTGCAAAACTTAAAGAGCGATTTCCTCTAGTAAAACGTGTGAGCAATGTACAAGGAATACACAATGCTCATATAGCTGCCGCCAAAAGATCATTTACTAAAATGTTTTGGGTAGTAGATGCTGATGCTATTATACTAGATTCATTTGATTTTAAATATCAAATTCCAGGTGATTGGGAATTAGAAACTGTGCATGTTTGGCGCAGTCGTAATCCAGTCAATAATTTAGAATACGGCTATGGTGGTGTTAAACTGTTACCAAAAAAATTAACATTAGCTATGGATACGTCATCTATAGACATGACAACAAATATCAGCAAGAACTTTAAGGTAATGGACGAAGTTAGTAACATAACTGCATTTAATACTGATGAATATAGTACATGGCGCAGTGCATTTAGGGAGTGTGCCAAACTAGCTGTGATTGCCGATACTGAAGCAAATGAAAGATTAGATATATGGTGCAATGTTGCCCAAGGTGACTATGCAGAATTTGCTATAAAAGGCGCTTGTGCTGGTAGGAGTTACGGAGAAAAAAATGCCTCCAATCCGGAGGCACTGTCTAAGATAAATGATTTTACTTGGCTACAAGATCAGTGGCAAGCGGAAAAATTTCAGCAATAACTTTTGCACATGCAATAGCAACTTCTTGATGCTCTTTTTGTGTGCCATTAGTACTACGTAATTCAATAAAATGAATCCAACTACGTAGTGTGCCATTCATATACAAACGACTTTCAATCAATCCTTCTGGTAGTACAGCACGAGCTTGTTCTTTAGCAATACCTTTTAGTATAGCCCATTCATATGCGTCACGTGATTGTTTAATCACTAGCTCTTGCATACGTTCCCACTGATAAGCAAGGAACCGATCTTCGTCATTATTGTGAACGTCTAGCTCTACACTATTTTGTCTATTCTTGAGGTCTTGCCTTCTGGCATCTCTGAGCACAAAGTTGAGATCCTTTGTCGGGTCAGCATAGCGTTGGCTAAACTCTTGGAAACTAAAACTTCTGTGTCTAAGGATTTGACGGGCAATGTCTCTAGTTGTTGTAATTTCGATGCAAGCTGAGACCATTTCAAGTGGGCTCCAATGCTGGTGTTTGATGAGATACTTGATAAGCTTCTCACTAGTTTCTGTGTTGAGTTGATTGCTTGGGTTTGAAACTCGGGCACAGAAGGCAATGAGTTCTTGGGCGTCAGTGATTCCCATGCTAGCAAATTCTTCAGTTGGCTGGCTGTAACTAAGTAATCTAACATTCATTATAACTTTTTCTTTCGTAAAAATTTCTGTGTACTACGTTCGATATCTTTTTTAACTCGATTTGTATCTAATTTAAAATCGATATCACTAATTTTTTCTTCGTAATTTTTAACTAGTTCGGCCAAGTTCCTTTCGAAGGCATGCCATCCATCTCGCTTGGTTTTTTGAGTTATTTTTATTTCCCAAGTTTTACCATCTTTAAAATTAACCAGTACGGTATGTAAGTACCCTAAGGGTACTACATTTAACTGTACATCGCCGAAGACTTCTGGCCAATGCTTAATGACGTCCTTGGGAAGATTTCTTCCCGATTTCGTCACTTTGCTTTTTTGGTCGGAACCAACTCCTCGGCTTTGCGGCGCATTTCAGCGGCTTGCTTGCTCAAACGATCTGCTTGACTACGATAGAACTTTGCTTGATCTTCTGGGCTAGCATTTTCTGCTGGTGCTGTAACTTCTACAGTTGCAGTTGGTTTAGCACTTGTTGTATCAGTTTTGATTGGCGTATCAATTTGTTCTACATCTTCAATACGGCGAGCTTCTGTTTTCTCTTTTGTATCTGATTTAATAGACAAATCATCGATAGCAACTCCACGCTGTTCAGCAATGATTTGATTTAACTCGCTTAACAAAATACTAGCTTGTGTGTTTGGAGTCATTTCAATATCGCTTGTAGGTGCTTTGATTAACCGACCATTACCATGCAACCAGCGTAGCATGTTACTGCCATCTGGAAATTGATTACGATCTAATGCATCTGCAAACTCGTATGCATCTTGACCACTACCACTTTCTACTAGATTAATAATAGCATCGTGATAGATGTCAGGCATATTTTCTGTCGGAACGATTAGGCAATGATGTGCATCGCCAGGCAAAGTGCGATAAGCTACCAAACATTTTTTGTTGGTAGCTTTAACACGAGCCACGTGTTTTATTTCGGCCATATTAAGCTCCTGCTGGTGCGGATGCTTTTTGTGCTTCAGCTTGTTTTGCTACTGTGTCTAGGAATGATTCTAACTTGTTGTAAGTTTGACCGACTGCAACCATTTCATTTGGCTTAAATGCGCCACGTGAACTAGCGATATCAATGATAACTTTCATTGCTTGCAAATCGTTAATTGTTAATTCGTTAGAATTTTGTCCTGCTGGTGCAGTAGTATCAGCCGCTTGTGCTGGTTGTTGTGTAGTTTCATCACTCATTTAGAGTTCTCCTTAAAGTACTAATTTAATTATCTACTTTGTAGGAGCGGACATGCAATCGTGAAAAAACTAAGTTCCTTTTCACTTTCAAATCCAATACGTGTATTATAAACTATCGTATTGCTTGAATCTAATGTAATGCCCTGCCCTACATAGTACCTATTATTTAAATTCTTACGTATCCAAGCATCGATAGATTTGGCTAGCTGTGGATTGAATTTATCTATAGTTGTGTACTTAAAATGAGGGCAGGCAAACTCAACCCTGCGTAGATTGTAATAATCTAAAGGATTAGGTTTACCATTTTTTAAAGCCATTATGCAGTTTCCGTAGCAAATTCGTAATATGCATATTCACCAAACGGTGGAACAATCTTATCATTTCCATGGATAATGAATACTGTATCACAGTAATTTTCATCACCCCAACTACCCCAAGGATAACCGTCTGTAAACATGATAAACTTTTTAGGTTGAATATCGTGTTCCTTCATGTATTCCCAGTTGGCATCGAACTCAGTTCCGCCACCACCCATAGGTTCGTAGTAGTCAAACTCGTCAATGTTATAGCCATCAAAGTCTGCTTCATTATAGACTTTAGTGTCAAAGCACCAAACTTTAATTTTAAAGTCTTTGTACTCTTGCATAATACCTTTAATCTCTGACAAGAAGTCTTTAGCTTGCTCGTCACCAATTGAACCTGACATGTCAATTGCTACACAAATATCGATTGTCTCATCATATTGTGTACCTGGCAAAATAGCGTTCATGTGCCAGCCCTTACGATTAGGACGCATAAATGAATAGTCATTTTTAATAGTGCTTTGGATTTGTTGACGCAAGATTTCACGCCAATTCATCTTAGGCTCTGTTAGTTCCTTAATCATGCGTTGTACACTAGCAGGAGTGTTACCAGCACCTGCGGCCTGTGCGGCCTGCATTGTAGCTTCGCGAATCTCATCACGAATTTGTTTTAGTTCTTCTTTGCTATATTTTGGCTGTCCATCTTTGTCATTCTCGCCCCAGTCAATGTGGTCGTCAAGTAATTGACCCAACTGGTTAAGTTCTTCTTCATCCATGTCATCATATATCTTGTCATAGATTTCTTCTGCACCCATACCATAGTATTTTGGATCATGGAAGATTTGAATGCCTTCGATTTTGTGTTCGCCAATACGATCACGTACCAATTGTCCGTTTACACAATAGTCTGCGGCAATATTAAAAATACGTGGGTTGCGAGTTTCGCGACGACCCATATGATCAAACACATTATGTAAAATTTCGTGAGCAATAACGAACTCAACTTGTTTAACACTAAGTGGTTCAAAAAATTTGCGATTAAAATAGATAGTGCGACCGTCGGTAGCGGCAGTGCCCATCCATTCGGAGCCTTCTTCAATTTTTAAGCGTGTAGCCATGTTGCCAAAAAATGGATGGCGAAGTAGTAGACCCACACGGGCTACGATAATTTTGTCGATAATTGGATCTGTATGTGACATCGATGCTCCTTTACTGTATGTATATATTATAACACCTCCCGAAGGAGGTGTCAAATAGCCTTAAACCGATTTATTTCTCAGTTGCGGCACTAATATACTTGCCGTATTTGGCATGGAAATCATCAAAGCATTTGATTTCATCTGGATCCAATGGCAGTTTGTAAGTGCTCAAAGCCAATTTAGTACCCATAATAACCAATTCTGTTTCAAAGTTATTCATCATAAATTCGAAAAAGTTGTTAACTTGATCATTCCAGTTTTTAACGTTCTTTTCGCAAGAATCTTTCAATTCATAGCACAAAGACACAGTCAAAGAGTACATGGCACTAATTTCTTTAGAGTCCATTTTCTTAACTTTGCCATTCAAAATGTCGCTTGGATTAGGCATTTTGCCGGCAATTTTACGGTGGGCCATAAAGCTAACAGCCAATCCTTCACCAACTGAGCCTGATACCAAGTCTGTTAGTGTATCTACATCTACGTCATCATCCGTTAGCAATTCGCTTACAAAACTCCAAGAACGTGGAGTAGCAAAAGCACGTGAGCTAGATTTTGGATCGAAATCGTACAAGCTCTTTTTAGAGAAGCTCAAGAAACCAACTACGTCCTTATGGATCTTGTTCTCAACTGCCCACTCGAAATAGTCATCCCAGTTAACAGTCATTTCCAAGTGTACAAAACGGTTAGCCAACGGAGCAGGCATACGGAATGTAACACCTTTGTCAGTTTCACGATTACCAGCCGCAACAATTGAAACATTGTCTGGCAAGTGGTAAGTGCCTACACGACGATTCAAAATCAATTGATAAGCCGCCGCCTGTACAGCAGGAGCCGCAGAGTTCATTTCGTCTAAGAATAAGACGATTTGTTTATGCTGACTTGCTAGTTCTTTGCTAGGCAATTCAGCAGGAGGTGCCCAGCGCATGGTACCATCGTTGCTATCAAAATATGGAATACCTTTAATATCTGTAGGTTCCCACAAACTCAAACGTACATCAATTACGTGAGCTTCTAATTCTTCACCCAACTGTTTAATAATATCAGACTTGCCAATACCTGGAGGACCCCAAAGGAAAATTGGACGCTTATTTTTAAAAGCCTTACGCAAAGACTTTTTGGCGCCGCTTGGGCCCACTGTACGGCTGGAAATTTCTGGCATTTTAGTTCCTATCTTAAAAAAATGTTATTTAAAATAACGCTGTGTAAGTATGTATTGTATAGGAAAGTAGAGTGTATGTCAACTGTTATCTGTGTTAGCAAGTTCTTTTTCTCGCTCATTCATGGCTTTAATTATGCCAAATTTTCTAATGTCGTCTGAAAACAACATTAGCTCAAAACCTTTGCGTTCTGAAAAGACAGTGATTGACATTGGAGTTAGGTAATATGGACAATCAACATACCTTTCCAAAAATATGATAGTTTGGGGACTTAGTTCGATTGGTTCAGTAAATGGAATCTCGTACTCTTTCAAATCCAATTCTTGAACTAAAAATTCATAGCCCTCTTCACTTAAACGAAAATTATTTTGTTTACCTGCTCTAGTACTTTGCCACCATTTACGACTGAACAGTTGTAAATTGGCATCATCTGTACTCTTGCCCCATTGTTGCAAAAAAATCTTAGTTAGGGCATCGCGTGTTATCATTTTATTATAGTGCCTTGAGTTAGCATTACTACTTGGAAATCGTCGACACCAAAAGTTTGGTTCAATTTCTTTGCCAAATTATGTGCATGGCCAGGATTTGAGAAAGAAACTTTTTTGTACTTCGGGCCTGGATAGCTGGTAAGGCTATTGAATGACTTTAGATTAAAAGGCTCGTTCTTATAGAATACTGCCCAGATGGCCTCTGCCTCTAATACTTGTTCGGCTTTGTACGTTTTCTTGTTAATGTGTTCTAATAGTATCTTTGGTTTTGGTCTTGCCATAATATGCGTCCCGGTAATGTACGCATATATTTATCTTTATTTGTCTTCAAAACCACCACCATCCATTGTAACACTAATAACTTCAGTATCTTGACTTGTTTTTAATTGGTTAAACAACGTTTCGTAATCTTGTAGTAGCTTATCTTGTATTTCAGCAAGTGCTAAACTTAACAACCTAGCCGCTTGAATAGGTATTCTTACTTCTTTTTGTTGAGTAAGTTCAGCACTTCTGATTACTTGAATAAGATTTGTGATTGGTGTTAGATTAATCTGATTTTGCATTAGCAAGTACCTGTTTCATTTCAAATTCAGTTTTAAAAGGTCCACGATACTCATTGCGTTCTAAAGTAATAACCTTAGGACAAAAGCTCTTAACCCAACCTTTATTGAATTTAATTACATAATAGCCTGCACAGTATAGACTTTTACTAGCATTGCTCTTGGTAAACAATGGAAGTTTGCGTCTTACATCATACATACTATTATAAGGCTTTACACTTGTGGCAAACCCGTGACATTCATTAGGTTCTGCTTGTGTAACTTTAACTTTAGTGTTGTTTAAAAAGAATCCTTCTCCAAATTGCTTGGTAAGGTCTTGTTTTTTGTTAAACATAACTTCACCTGATGTACTGCTCAGTATGAATTTATTGTTTTCTTTTTTGTGTAGTGTTGCGATCTTAGCGCCGTCTTGCTCTACGATCCAAAACTTACCATCCACAATAGGCTTG